CTGCTTGCGCAGCGTAGGAGGCAGGATGTTGATCTTCTCCATGCATGCCTTTTGGAACATGGGCTGCATGAAAAGGTGGTCGGTATCGAGTTCGATGCGCTTGGCATTTACATCAAGGAACCACAGTGGCGGCTCAGAGTTGTACTTGGACAGGGCCCCCATTTGCGGAGAGTCGGGACCGTCACCGCCAATACCGTATTTGCGTGTTCGGCAGATGCCCGAGTTGCAAAAGGAATTGATCGGTGCGTCCTTGCACTTGTACTTGTATTCTTTTTTTGCAAGCTGCTTGATGATGACCTGCAGCTCACTGTTTCCCAGTGGAGGACCAAAATACTTTTGGTTGTACTCCATCAGCTTGTCTTCCCAGCCCACAGCTTGCTGGCGCTTAAGAAAGATGCCAATGTTGAACAGGCCATTGTTCCGTGTGCCTTCAGGAAAGCCTTGTGCACAGAGTGCCTGCAAGCACGGTGGGCCATCCTTAATGGGATGCTCAGCTTCCTTTTGCTCCTCGGGGAACTTCAGGTCGGGGTCTTGTACATACAGGTCATACAGCGCATAGAACTCTTCCAACGTGGCACTTGAGCCATCGTCCTTGATCGCATAGCGTAGCGTCTCGTTTCCGCCAAAGTAAGGCAGATTCAGGAAGTTGCCAGTGTCTCCCCGTTCAATCAGGATCTCTGATTGCTTTGGAAAAATCTCTCGCCCTGCTTCCCCTAAAAGGCTTGCAGCACCCTTGAGGTATCGCTGCATTTCTGCAGCGGGTATGGGTTCTTTAATAAACAGGAAAACGTGTGCGCCGCCCGACTTGCTACGGCACACAACCATAGGCAAATTAAGCTTGCGAACCTTTGCCACCAAACCGGTGTGGTCCAGTGGATACTGATCGATATCAATGCAGCCCCAAATACAAGAGTTGTTTGCACGGATAGGAATAATCCCTAGACTGGGCTCGGCCCCTTCCAGGTGTTTTTGCCAAAGGTCATCCGTTGGCGGTTTGCGAACAACGACGGCCTTACCGGCCTGCTTACCGTTGTCCTTTGCCTTCTCTATTCGGTAGGTCCCGTAGGCGATATCGAGGCCTGAAAATATCGCCTTGAACCGCGTGATGTCTTCCATTCTTGCTTTCTCGGTCGTAGAAACGGGGGCACAGGGCCCCCGTTAATTTTAGAATGGTTGAGATCCGCTGGATTCAACAACGTCGCCCTCATGCTTTACCTGGACCTTGCCGGCATTGATTTGCTCAGCGAAAGCCTTGGCAGCAGAGTACACGTTTGCATCTTCCACAGACCCAACTCGTTCAATCTCCCAACCAAACCATTTGCCCTTGTCGTTGGATTCACCAACGGTTGTCAGGCGATACATCTGGCTGAAGATAGCCGGTGTGAACAAGCCGTTCTTACCTTGAAGCTTGACAGACATCATCATGCTGTTCCACTTGCGGCTCTTTTTGAGCTGCGTAGATTTCATGACGATCAAAGCTGCACTGGGCACACCGTTCGCGTCAACCACCATCACGTAATGGTTGGCCGTGTTTTCAATGTAATTGCCACTGTCCAGATAGTCTTTGTTGTCGCCTACTTCGCGGTGCGTACGGCTTAAGACATCGCTCGTGCTTGGGTAGATTCCAATTGGCGCACCAGTACCGCTGCCACGCGGTGCCCACTCGATGTACTGACGCACATACGCTGCGGGAACGACCAAAATACCCTTCTTACCGTCAAAGAGTTGGCCAGTTACGCTGTTGTAAATCATCCCAGGCAAAGCGCCTTCAACTTCACCAACTTCCGGTGAAGTGTTGGTCAACAGGCGCAGAAAAGGAAGCGCAAAGTCATCCTGTCCCATCCCGTCAAACCCGGCGGATGCGTCCTCTTCAAAGTGAGACACAAGCGCCAAAGCACTGCTCGACTGTTCTTCTACTGCCACTTGGTTTTTTGCCATGATCTTGATTCCTTGTTTCGTTAAACGGATTTGATGATTGCTTTTTGGCCGATGTACACGCCAAACAGCTCTGAGTCGAATTCGTTGCCTCGTTCGACCTGCTCTTTCACCCACGCTTTTAAGGTCATGGGCTCAATCTTCTCTGCTTGCTCGGATGGGTATCCTTGCGCACGGAGGAGATCCAGTAGACGAACGCAAAGTTCGTCTTCGCCTCGGCCAAATCGGACCGAGACGGTGTTCTTGATAATGTCGTCAAAGCCATGTTCCCTGAGCCATTGATAGGCTTCAGCTCGACGTGCTTCTGGAATAGAAGCACTGTAGAACGGCTTGACATCGATAGAGCTACCGTCTTCCATCACGAACTTCTTCATGCCCATGCCGGTCAAGGCTTCAGGTATGGCTTCTTCCGTGAGCTTTCGGTATTGCTCTTTAAGGCTCTTGAGCAATGCTTCCTGTTCTTCGATGTCTTTCTCAAAGCCCTTAGCGCGTTTAGCTAAGGCAGCAACACCAGAGATCAGATCGTCCTGGACTGTTAAGGCCCCGGCATCTTGCTCAAAAATATTCGTCAAACTCATCGCTTTCTCCTTTCTTGGGAAACAGATCCACTTGGATCGGAATGTAACGGCGCTCCAATTTGTCCCACTTGAGGCACTTGAAACGACCGTTGTTTTTTGCGGCTGCAATGGCACTGATAATGCCAATCGCAGTCGGATCTCCAATGAAGAGCAAGTAGTCTTCATCGGAAAACTTCTCCAGCTTACGCCGGATACGGTGAACTGTTGGGACAATAGAAAAAGATACTTGCGAGTTAGGTGGCAAGATCGTTTCAATGTCTCCGTAGTCCATCGCGGAGCTAATGTTGTGGTTCCCGGTTTCGGAAACGACATAGACTTTTGGCATCTGATTTCTTCTTTCTAAAAGCGAGCGATCAGTGTACACTCTTTTTTACGAGGTGCGCAAGCCCCGCCAGAAAGAAAGAATATGGAACACACATTTTTAGCCAAATATCCATTCAAGAACAAGCCGTTCCTGCACCAGGAGGCTTACCTGTCCCGCTTTTGGAACCGCCATGTAGCGGCCCTTTTTGCTGACATGGGAACAGGGAAAAGTTTCATGGTAATCAACAACATAGCAATGTTGTACGACCACGGAAAGATCAACGGAGCCTTGATCATTGCACCAAAAGGCGTGTACCGAAACTGGCTTGATACAGAAATCCCTAAGCATTTACCCGCACATGTCGTATACCGGATGGCTATCTGGAATCCAACGCCAAGAAAGGCCGAAAAAGCTGCGTTGGACAACTTGTTCACGGTCACGGAGGACCTCAAAATCTTGATCATGAACGTTGAAGCGTTGTCGACAGATAAGGGCGTCAAGTTTGCGCAGCGATATCTGTTGTGCCACACCGGATTCATGGTCATTGATGAGAGCACTACGATTAAAACGCCTACAGCGTCTCGTGCAAAGAACGCTATCAAGGTGGGCAAGTACGCCAATTACAGACGCATCATGACAGGCTCTCCTGTGACAAAGAGTCCCATGGACCTTTACCAACAATGTGCGTTTCTCTCTGACGAATGCTTGAACATCAGCAGCTACTACGCGTTCCAGGCTCGTTACGCAGTGACCGTCGAGCGCACCCTGGCTTCACACAGCTTTAAGCAGGTTGTGGGCTACCGTCGCCTGGATGAGTTAAAAGAAAAAATGGATCGCTTTGCCTTTCGCGTCACCAAAGAAGAGTGCCTGGATTTGCCTCCAAAAATGTTTGTCAAGCGCGAGGTTGATCTGACAGACGAACAGGTAAAAGCCTACATGGAAATGAAAGCGTTGGCGCTGTCGTCTTTCAAAGAAGGCATCATGTCCACGGTCAATGCACTCACACAAATCATGCGCTTGCATCAGATCGTATGCGGCCACGTCAAGTTGGACAGCGGTGAAGTGCTTGAGCTTCCCAACAATCGAATCAAGGAATTGTTGAACGTCATTGAAGAGTCTGACGGCAAGATGATCATATGGGCCAACTACCGCCATGACATTGAAGCCATCAAGCTTGCACTGCAAAAAGAATACGGCATGAGTTCGGTGGCCACTTATTTTGGGGACACCGGATCAGAGGAGCGCCAGCAGATCGTCAACAGCTTCCAGGACCCCAACAGCGAGCTTCGGTTCTTTGTGGGCAACCCAAGTACTGGCGGCTATGGTTTGACGCTCACAGAGGCCGCGTTTGTTGTGTATTACAGCAACAGCTTTGATTTGGAGAAACGCCTGCAATCGGAAGACCGTGCGCACCGTATTGGCCAGAAAAAGAGTGTGACCTACATTGACCTGATCGCCCCCAATACTGTGGACGAAAAGATCGTGAAGGCTCTCAGAAGCAAAATTGATATTGCTACCCAAGTTATGGGAGAGGACGTAAAAGCATGGTTGATTTAATTCCAATTCGCAAGCTCTACAAGTACGAAGAGCTGATCCGAGAAGACGGCCCAAACGGCCGCAAGTATGTGTACGGTGACACCAGACTGCCCAGCGTGACTACGGTCCTGTCTGCTACTAAAGACAAGAAGGGCCTTGATGCGTGGGCCGCAAGGGTTGGTGAAGCAAACGCGGAGCGTATTAAAAACGAGGCGGCTCTTGTGGGAACGCACATGCATGGCGTGATTGAGCGAATGATTGCGTACAGGGATTTACCGCGCCCAACCAATTGGCTCATGCTCAAAGGGTACGAGATGGGCTACAAGCTCATCAACACGTACTTCCAGAACATGCAGGAGATCTGGGGGTCCGAGGTCGCGCTCTACTATCCGGAGAAGTACGCTGGTACTACCGATCTGGTTTGCGTCTACCGAAACAAGCCTTGCATCATGGACTTTAAACAAAGTGTGAAGCCCAAAAAACGCGAGTGGATTGACGATTACTTTCACCAGCTTGGGGCGTATGCCCTGGCGCATGACATTGTGCACGGGACCAACATCGATTACGGCGTGATCCTCATGGCAAACCAGGACGGTACGACCGTGGAGTATTCCACTGCCGGGTCGGAGTTTGTGCGGTACAAGGATGAATGGTTAAAGCGTGTAGAGCAATACCATTTGACCTAGTCTTTGCCCAGCTTTTTCTCAAGCTCTTTTATAAGCTTTTCAATCCTGGCTTCGTTGCGCTCTGTTCGTTTTTGTGCGGTCAAGCTGTCAAAGTACATGCTGGCCATCAAAGGCAACAGGAGACCGACCAAAAGCATCAACAATATAATGAGAACTATATTTCCCGACTGCGATGGATTAAATACATTAGCGCCCAAATCTCCAGAATCACGAACAGGGCCGCTCCGAATACCAGTGCTTCGTCCAATAGTTTGTCCAACCTCTTTTGACGTTGCCATTTTCTGTTCCGTTCCGCTATGATTTCCTGCTTAATTTCATCCTGGTGTTTTTTGGCCAACTTTGCATATTCTTGCTCATATCGGGACCAGACTGCACCTAATGCGGGGTCTGTGTGGTAGATCAAAAACTCCCGCAATTCAACGGCTTGTCTCTCAAGTTCAATCTGGTTAAAGACGTTCTCAAGTGCTTGTGCTTTAAGCGATTTTTCTTTTGGGGGCTCTAGCTCTTGGCGCTTTACTTCCTTCTTTACCTCTTCATGGGCTTCAAAGAATTGGCCAATAAATCCGGAGATTTCTTTTGTTATTTTGTAGAGGTCTGACCCCGTAGCCTTAGCGTCTTTATACAGCGAGATGCCTTGCTTGATGCCGGCAATTGCTGCTAGAGCTAAGGTTATGGGTTCAATTTTGTCCTCACTTTTTACACAAAGGGTCGAGTGCCGGTTTTGTCAATGATGAGCGCTTGCTTGCGTGGGGCTGCGACCGCTGTAGTTGGTACGCTGATATGCGTCCATCGATCGAACTCACGGATTATTTGGTCAAAAGGCAAATCCGCTGCAATCACTGCGCGCACTACAGCATCAGGAGTCATTCCGGGAACGCGAAAATCGCAGGCGGCCCCATGCCTATGTTGTGAAGTATTTTTTGATCCTACTGCAGTATTTACGGCTTCCGACCGGAACGCAGAGTTAACCATAATCGGCGCACCTCCAAGTACGGTTTTGACAGTTTCAAGGAACTCAGCCAGTCGGTAAAGGTTTTTAATTTCTGTTTCATTTGGTATGTTCTCCAGGTCACGGTGGTCCGTGTGTGTTAATTCTTCTAGGGTGAAATGTTCGGTAAGGTTCATTTTTTACTCAGCAATTCTGTTTTGGCCTGTGAGCCAGCGGATGATCCAAAATAATACGCGATTATCCCCGTCCAAGCCGTGCCGAGCGAACCCAGCATCATCAAAATGGCAGGGTTGCTGTCATCAATCTTGTTGAAGAACATCAACACCATGATCGAGAAGAACCCAATAGTCACAGCAGCCGCAAGCACGGGAGGCATCAGTGATTTTGTTGCTGCCTGCATGTCCCGCGCAGACTTCCTGTCCTCAACTTCCAGCTTTTCAAAGTTCAGGCCAAGCTCTTGCGCCTGTCTTTGCAACTCAATCTCAGCAATCTTGACTTGAGCAATCTGGTCTGCTGACAGCTTGTTACTGGAGATCAGGTCGCCCACCTTTTCAGGATCAACGCCGATAGCCTTAGAGATGGCCGACACAGCCATGCCAGCCAGTGGGCCACCCATCGCGGTGGCGATTGTGGGCGCAATTTGTTTTAGCCAGTCCATTGTTTATCTCCTTTGAAAATCACATTTTCCTGCACATTGTTCAAAAATCGTAAAAGCAAGGTAAGCAACAAATCCTATCAGGGCAAAAAGTACCAACCCAAGCAATACGATCTCAAGCGCTTCCCCTACTTCCTTTTTGTGCTTTGCCATTGCTTCTCGCTCTTTACGAGCGTCATGCGCTGCTTCAAGATCCATTGCCGCCGCTCGTTCTCGTATACGATTCCAGACGTCTACCTTCCCGGCCTGCATAAACAACAACTGCAGCTCGGCCTCAAACCTCTTTGCCTGGTCCAGGGCCATCTCGATTTGGATGGCAGTACCCATTGATGACTTGGACTTCTTTGCCTGTACCACAGCTTTTGTAGCGGTGCTTTTGGCATCAAAGTACTTGCCTAAAACGGGGCCCAGGGAGGATACGTCGTCGACAGTCTTGCTAACCTTTTTGATTAGCGCAACTGCTGCCTGTATACCTGCTAGAGCTGTTAAAGGGTCTATCATTTTTTACGCCATTCCAGGCACCATACATGTTTGCGGTCAGACGACCAAGTCCATTTGACGCACCTATATTCCTTGTCAGATTTTGACGCAAGTACAGAAGGCAACAGTAACAGCACTAAAATCAGGGCTTCTTTTTTCACACATTACCCAGTTCATGCCGCACCACTTTCAGGACCTTGCGCCACTAACGCGCCAACACTATCCATTGGGAACAAAGCTTGAAAAGCTGCTTTGCTCGAACCCGACGCTGGCCCTTGACCAGAAACCCCTGTTGGAGATTTGGCCTTTTGTGGCGGGCTCATTCCAGGTACGCCGCCACGTGTTGACGGAGCAGGAGGCAGCATGTTGCGAAGCATCTTGCTTGACTCAGAACGAAACGGAATACGAGGCGGAGCTTTTTGTTGAATGACTGACTTAGTAAAGTCAGGCATAGGCACTTCAAAATAGTTTTCTGGCCGACGTGCCGGATCTCTGCCTTCGTCAAAGTTGGTGTAATTAATGCCAGCCGCAACCATGTAGCCGTTTAACGCACGGGCCATCTGAAATTTTTCTCGCTCAGATGTGCCGCGCTTAAGGAGCTGTGCTAACAACTGTGGATCTTTCGTGGCCTCTTCAATAATGCCTCGCATGAACAGAGTAGGCGTCTTGTCAAAGATGTCGCGCATGTACTTTGATCCAGCGCTGGCCGCGATCAATGACCCAGGGGCCATTGCGCCACCAATCTTGGATCCCATAACACGAAGCGCCAATTCTGTCACAGCGTCTCCGCCTTCAATTACTTCGTCCATGAGCTGGTTGTTTTTCATCGCAATTTCAATCTTCTCCATTGGAGCGATCAAACGGCGCAGGCTTTTACCCTCGCTAATAGACATGACGTTTTGGCTGCGCATGATCGAGAACAGCGAAGGCTGGCCAGGAGACAACGGCTCAAACAAAACCTTTTGAAAAGCAGCAGGGCTAAATCCACGCTCGCCACCCGCCTTGGTAAAGGCATAGTCAAACATGCTGGCTTTCAGGCCCGCAATAGCCTCTACGCCACCACGATCGGCCAGGCTGACCAAGCCTGCAAAGTTGCGGACAGGGTTCTTACTGTTTAATGCATCAGCAATGGCGTTGGTTGGATTCTCATACTGCACCACGCGTCCAAAGGCTGTTTGTTCCTTAATCACCTTAGTTAGGCGGCTGTTTTCAGCTTGCAGTCCACGGAATACATTCTCTGCTTTGGCAGCATCAGTCAGATCGTTAGTGATCTGTAAGCGGTCCAGCATTGGCTTGTTTTCATTGACAAACTTTGTCAGCATGCGTTCGTTGACGCGGCCAGTGACAGGATCAATTGATTTAGACGCAGCCAGGCGGTAAATACGTGTCTGCGCATCACGAATAGAGGCAACGTTTTGGTCAGCCAGTTCTGCCATTGGCTTTAGGGCCATGGCTTGCTGGCTCTTAGCGCCAAACTTCTTGACGGCGTCGTCGTACTGAGTACGCATCATGCCAACAGCGCTTTCAATGTCTTGCATACGCAAGGCAGTCAAATCGTTGTTGGCACCAAAAGCACGTTGAACCAAAATCTCAGGAGCATATTGCTGTACGCCACGGGAGGCAGTCTTGCTGACGTCGCCTGCAAAACTGCGGGTGAAGTAGTCATTCAATGTGCGTGAAAAGTCACGTGCCTTGTCGTAGTTGGGCAAATTCATGCCGTCCAAGTCACGGAGCACGCCGTCAGCCAGCTTGCTGTAAAAGCCAGCATTGGCTACTTCACCGCGCACAGAAGCATTACGTGCAAAGTCCAACAAGTCGCTGCGAATGTTGATTAGGTCTTCAACGTCAGTGCGGGCAAAGACGGATTCGCGTTTCGTGGTCCGTGGTCCAGACGCCTGGGTTAGATACTGAGATGGAACGACACCCGTATCAATAAACTCCTGCGTGCGACGTCCTGCCGCAAACTGGCTGATTGCAT